CCCGAGCTTTCCCTCACCGGTTACGAACCGAGGCTGGCTGAGGTACTGGCGGTGCATCCGAGTGACGGCCGTTTTGATGAGTTTCAGAGATTAAGCGACCTATATGGGATGACCATCGCTGTTGGCGCGCCAACGAAGGGAACTAAAGGCACCGAGATCAGCATGATCACCTTCCAGCCCGGCCTGGAGCGCACGAGCTATTCAAAACAGCATCTACATTTCGACGAATTACCTTTTTTCACTCCGGGAACCGAGAAGCTTGTGCTGAGTCAGGCAAATTTTGTCCTTGCACCCGCCATTTGCTACGAGTCGCTGCAACCAAGCCACGCCGCACAAGCCGCAGAGTCAGGCGCTCAGGTGTATTTGGCAAGCGTGGCCAAGTCTGAGAGAGGTATTGCATCGGCAAACAGTCATTATCCGATGATTGCTAAAAAGCATTCCATGACGGTGATGATGGCGAACTGTATAGGCACCGCCGACGACTTTGTAGCAGCAGGTTGTTCTGCCATCTGGAACAGTCACGGTGAACTCGTTTGCAGCGCCAACGCCTTTCAAGAGGCATTAGTTGCGTACGATGTACAGACTGGAGAAGCGAGCATTTTCAGCCTGCTTTGAAATCCCGCTCATGCTCACCGTCGCTTCCAAAATGACCGGCTGCTTTGGGTCCAGGCTGTGTGAAAACGCATGCGCCGCTTTGAAGTCTGCGTTGCTACGTAAAATCTGCCAGCGCTTGGTTAATCAGCAGACCGGAAATTTGCGTAGGAACGCGATTTTCGTTCCAGACCTGACTGTAAAACCTGCTCCAAAACGTTTTCACACAGCCTGGGTCGCACGCAGCCACACAACAGGTGGGCAACCAAGCTGGCGCCTGCAATCCAACCGAAAATCGAATCAGAACAAACCTCCCAACGCCGCCGGCTCCCAGTTCATGATCACTAGCTCACCGCTGACCTCGGCCTTACCCTGCCGCTGATTGGCTGTGGTGTAGCGGATATCCAGGGTTTCGAAGTGAAAGCCCTCGAACACCCGCCGGATATCCAGGTGGTCATTGATGCTGACCATCACCTTGCCTTTGCAACGCCGCATAAAGTCGGCCATCCGCTCATAGTTCTCAAACGGAAATTCGACCCCATAGCCAGCGGTCTGCCAGTAAGGTGGGTCCATGTAGTGGAACGTGTGCGCACGGTCGTAGCGCTCGGCGCAGTCAAGCCAGGGAAGGTTTTCGACGTAGGTGCCAGACAGGCGCTGCCAAGCAGCCGAGAGGTTTTCCTCGATCCGCAGCAGGTTGATGGCCGGGCCGGTGGTCGCGGTACCGAACGTTTGCCCAGTGACCTTGCCGGCGAAGGCATGGTGCTGCAGGTAGAAAAATCGGGCGGCGCGCTGGATGTCGGTGAGGGTTTCGGGGCGGGTCATCTTCTGCCACTCGAACACCTGTCGAGAACTGAGCGCCCACTTAAACTGGCGCACGAACTCCTCGAGGTGGTTCTGCACGACACGGTACAGCGTCACCAGGTCGCCGTTGATGTCGTTGAGGACTTCAACCGGCGCGGCCTGGGGGCGCATGAAGTAGAGTGCGGCTCCGCCGGCAAAGACTTCGACGTAGCATTCGTGGGGTGGAAAGATAGGGATAAGACGATCAGCCAGGCGGCGTTTGCCGCCCATCCAAGGGATGATGGGTGAAGACATGGAAAGCAAGACCTTTACTGTATGGATAAACAGATGCTAGGCTCGCTCCGCTTTGTGCACGAAGCGGGAGCCTTGGCTGGACTTGCAGGGACAATCTGCGGGAACGGCGGCCGGGCCGGATGTTGACGCATCCAGAACGGCCGCTCCTTTTACTTCGCTGTAGAAACTTCTTTTGCGTAGGCCTGGCACGCTGCCAGGGCGATCAGTCCTTGATCGCCGTCGCCGGTGATTCCGATAATTCGTTGAGCATGCGCCGGGTCAAGTCGGGCTCGTGTGGCTCCATAAACCACGCTGCCGGCGGCGGTGGCGGCAGGCAGGCCAACGCCGGTGGGGTTGGGGACGGCGGAGAGTAGGACTGACAGCCGGACATCAGCAGTGGCAAGGCGATCAGACAAGCGTTTCTGAGCTTTCTTTGCATCAGAGAGTTCCTTGTGATGGGTTTCGTCATTTGTGCTCAGGCGCCCCTCCAGGGCGAACCGCTGGGCCGTCTCACGACTGAGGATGGCCGCCGCTGCATTCGCCTTGCCCCGCGCCACGTCAGCGGCGGCCGCCTCTTGCTTGGCGAGCGCGTTACCGTAACGCCAGTCTTGGACCGTCCAGGCCACTGATGCTGCCGCGCCAGCGACAACCACCAGCAACAGAGCAATCGCCCCGGAGCGAACGGCTGCCGGAATCAGATTGAGGACGGACATAGCACCTCCTTAGCCTTGGCCCATAGCTGCAACCGATCCTCACGGCCAGTCGCGCCGCCGTTGATCACACGAGTGATACGGTCGAACAGGCCTGCGTCGGCCAACTCATTCAAGCCGTGATCCCACCAGAACCAGGCCGCCGACAACGCGGCAGGCTCAGGCTGCTCGAGCAGCTCCGGCCGATCCAGTAATGGCAGGCCCAGGGCTTTACCGCACAGTCGGTAGTTGTCGCGGCCGGTGATGCCTATCCCGCCCCGGGCGCGGTAGCGATAGCCATCGCCGGACGTTTCAGGACCGTTCCCCATACGACCGCCATAGACACGGTTGGCCAGTTTTTCCGAGCTGCGCAAGTAGCCCCTGGCATCCTCGATCTCGGCCGGATCTACTTTGCCGTTACGATTCAGGTCAAAGCCGTACTTGAACAACCCCGCGACCCGCTCGGCGTCCTTGTAGTAGAGGCTTTCCGATAATTGCGTGAGGTGAGCAGACTCGTGCCCGACCTGGGCCAGAAAAGCCGCCTGGCGCACCGGTGACGTGATATCAAAGCGCACCATGGCTTGATTGAGCGCAGACACAAAAACGCCCGCGACTGGGCGGGCGTTCGGGAGGATTTGCAGCAGTTGCTGCTGGGTGATAGCCATACAAACTCCTAACATGAATGAACCGCACACGGCGGCTATGAGTGCACGTCGTCGCTACGCCAGGCTGACAACCTTGACCGGCTTCGCGGGCTTTTTCGCCTTTTTGCCTTTGGCTTTGGCCTTGCCTTTTTTGCCGCCGTTGCACTCGACCGTAGTGGACCAGCCAGCTTGGGTGTAAACCTGCTCTACCGAGTCCGTCAGATACTCACCATCAAGGCCAACCTTGAAGCCCTGGGCAATGATTGGCCGCTCTGCAAACAGGTCCGGCCGGCCAGGCATTTCAAAACGCACCCCGGCAGTCGAGCGGTTGAACGCCGCCAAGCGCGCTTTGGCCGCAGATTCGGCGGCCGTCTTGTTCGGATGAATATGCCGATCGGTATGCACCGCCGGCAGACCGGTCGGAATGTCGTCGTTTTCCAGGGAAACAACGGCAAGCTTCCCGGTCTTCTTGTCCTGATGCTTGGCCGCCACGGCCTTGTGCGCGTTGCGATCGCCAAGGTGGAACTGCCAACGGCTCACGTCACTGCGCGCGAGGGTGATCGCCCCGAACGCCTTGCCGCTCGCACTCTGACCACCCTGACGCGGCATCACCAACAGCTTGCCGTCGGCGACCTTAGCGGTGCAGTCGTACTGCTTAGCCAGGCGCGTGATGAAACTAAAATCGGACTCACTGAGTTGATCCGCCCGAGCGACCTTCGTCATCACCGGGCACGCCGGCTGCCAGCCGTTACGGGCCGCGATGTCGGCCACGATCTTCGACAGCGGCACATTCTCCCAGCTTCCGCTACGGATGGTCTTGCCGCTGCCGCGCATGTCGCTGGCCTTGCCTCGGATCACGATCGTGTCCGGCGGCCCCGAAACCTCGACCTCGTCCACCACGTATCGACCAAGGCGGGACAGGGCCGTCTCGGCATAACCCAGGTAGACCTCGATCCCCGCACCGCGCCGGGGGAGCGTGACAAGGCCGTCCCGATCATCAATGCGCAACTCGAACTCGTCCGACTCCATACCGGGCTTGTCAGAGGTGCGCAGCAACAACAACCGATCATTGATCAGGGCCGTGATGTCGGCGCCGTCGGCAACGATTCTAAAGATGGGAGTCATGGTATTTTTCCAAAAGAAAACCCGCTCAAGGCGGGCTGAATCAATCCCATAGGGTTATCGCTTCTTCCATGGGGGTTGGCAGATCCGGAAGAACGATCACCACGCCGGCGCGGTAGGGCTGGGCCTCATCGGCCAACCCCTGATTGGCATCCAGCACGGCCTCAACACTGCCTACCAGGTGGCCATAGAAGTTATGGCAAATGGTGTCGAGTAGATCCCCGTCAAACGTTCTGCATGTCATCGCCATAGCGCACAAACTCCAGAGTGAACTCTTGCTTACGCGGAATCCCGCCTTGCATCAGCGCGCTTTGATCTTCCTCGACGCTCTTCAGGCACCAGGTGCCCAGCACTTCGCCATAGCCCGTGGTCAGTGTCAGCGGTTTGAGCTGGGCGCCGATCGAGCGCAGCGTGTCGAGCTGCTTCAGACCGCCCTTGAAACCCGGAAAAATCGCCCCTTTGAGCGTGATTTTCTCATCACCCATTCCGACGCCCTGCTGAGCAGGACGACGTGAAAGGCGCTCCTGAGAGGCCCAGCGGAAGTCGGTTGATCGACGCAGCGAATCAAACGCCGCCGTGTCGAGGTTGAAGTAATAGGGCTGAGCCTTCGGGTCTTGCGGCTGAATGATCAGCAAGTGCGGAAACGGCTTCACTGCCTCCGGCGCCGGCGTC